CAATATCTGCACAAGGTAGTGATGCAATTATTGGCCTTACTTATACAACAAAAGGAAATGGCACTCTTAGCAGACATGCTTTTGTAACAGGTTATGGCACACAATTTCTTGTCGTTGATAGCTCATCAGGTACTGTAAACACGCTACAAGTAACTGGTTCTGCTTCTGGAAGTGCGCCAGTTTTAGCTTCTCAAGGAACTGACGGAAACATTGACATAACCCTCACACCAAAGGGAACAGGTCGTGTCAACATCACAACCAGCATTAAGCCCAAGGTCAACAGCGCAGCAAGCGTAACCTCACCCTTAGCTTGGGACAGTACGTCATACGACGAGTACGCCATTACTGCCTTAGCTAATGCTTTGACGATTAACGCTGATGCAAACGCATCTCCTGCTGATGGTCAGAAGATGATGTTCAGGTTCAAAGACAACGGTACTGCGCGAGCATTGACTTGGACAACAGGCTCAACAAACTCATTCCGTGTTGTTGGTGTGACCTTGCCTACAACTACTGTTGCATCTAAGTTGGTGTACGTTGGTTGTGTGTACAACGCCGCTGATTCCCGTTGGGATGCTGTTGCTGTGTCGCAGGAGGCGTAATGGCAAACAAATATTGGGTTGGCCCTTCTGGAGGTTTAACTACTGCGGGGCATTGGTCTACTTCATCGGGTGCAGCTTCGTTTACCGGAACTCGACCAACTGGAATAAATGCCTTATTAACTGTTACCCTCGTAAATGGGGGATCAATTGGGTCTGGTCAACTTTTGTATGATTCCGGTGGAGTTGCTCGTGGAACTATTGGTACACAAGTATCAGGAACTGCTGGCGGGGTTGGTATTTATAACACTACTGCTGCTAGTGCTTCTTTAAGTGGAACTTTGTACACAATAGCTGCTGGAAGTTCAACAACAGCACCAGGTAGTGGTGACATAGTAATATTTGACAATAACTCATTTTTTGGAACTGCGGTATCTGTAAACGTACCTTCAACCACAACCATAAGCGGTATTGATGCATCCGGAATAACTTCTGGGGCAAATGGAATTACCCTTACAGGAACATCACAGCTTACGTTAGGCGGTGGTTCAGGTACTTTACTAATTCTTCCCTCATCAAGATTTACATGGTCGCATTCTGGAATTTTGGGTGTAACTGGTGCGGGAACTTTTACTACCAATGGAACGAGTATTACATCTGCCGTTTCTTTGTCTGGAAGTGCATCGTTAACTTTAACTGGTGATTTTAACGGAACAAATAGTTTTACTTTTAACGCTGGAACAGTTAATTTAAGTACCTATCAATGGATTTGTTCTTCGTTTGTTGGCACAATAACATCAACTGCAACACTTAACTGTAGCGCAGGTGGTGGGCTTACCATGACAGGAAACTCCGGAACTATTATTAACCTTACTAAATCTAGTTCACAATTAGTTTTTGGTGCTACAAAACCAACATTTACATTAACCGCAAGCGGTACGGCGGCTAACAGGGATATTACTTGGACTGGCGCTGGGTGGGCTACCAATACGTCCACAATGCCAATCTTCAAAATTACCAATGGTAATGACACAGTAACCATTAATCAAGCAACAGCAACGTATTCCAATGTTGCAGCATTAAACACGACTGGATTTACTGGTTCTTTAGGTTGGACTGGCCCAACTAATATATTGATATTTGGAGATATTATTTCTCCAGCTTGTGCATTAAATGCTGCTGGTGAGTTTCAACTTTATGGTACTGGAAATATTTTTTCTGTTAATACACCATCAAGTACGGTTTTTAGATTTGCTGTAACTTCGGTGTACACACAATCTGGAAATATAAAAGCAACAATGGCTTTGCTTAACCCAGCAACATCTTTTACAACAGGTTCTTTTACACTTAATAATACTGGAACAGTTTCAGGGTTAAACGTAAGCACAGTAACACTTGTTGGTGATATAAATTTTGTAGAAGGATTCAACTCTACAATAAAAAATCCCATTATTACTTCGCTTACATCTATAACAAAAACAGGAACCTCTGGAACTGACTCTTTTACAATTGATGGCGGCACTTACGGATCAGGTATACCAATTACTTTTAGCGGTACAACTGGTGGTGTTTCATTTCTTAATACAACTATAAATGGTACGTTAACACTTTCTTCGCTAGGTGGACTTACAATTCAAAACTCTACAATAGCAAACACGTTGACTGTTAGTGCAACAAGTTTGTCGTTGACTGGAACAGTTAATATACCAAGTGCTTCCGTTATTAGCTTATCAGGAAGTTATTCTGCAATAGGCCCAACTTTCACTAATAAGTTTAGAGTTAATATAAATGGTTCTGCTGGAAGCATATATGCAAATGGTTCAGGTGGAAATGACCCTGACTTTTATATAACTGGTTCAGGCGCAATCCAATTTGAAGATGGAAGTTCAGTTTATACGCTATATTGCAGTTCTCTTGATGTAAGCGGTTTTACTGGAACAATTTCTAGTTCAGTCCCTGACACAATATATGTTAAAAATTCATTGACAGGTTCTTCTAGTGGCCCGCAACTTCCTACGGTTAAGCTATATGCTTCAGCCACAGGGTCATTTACGCTTAACTCTTGCAACATATATGGGTTTAGCAGCAATACTTCTACTCAAGCTATATCTTTAGGTTCTTCATCTATCGTAGTTAGTGCTGATGGATTTTCAGTTACTAGTGGAACGCTAAATGCTGGAACGTCTACATTGACTATTAACGGAGCTACTGTAAACGTAAGCTCGCAAAATTTATACAATGTGGTTGTTGCCTCTGGTTCAAACAACATTACTACACCTCAAATTAACAGCATAAGCAATACGACTCAACCCGTAACTGTTAATTTTGGCAGTAACGCAACCATTGGAACTTTTAATCTCAACGGAACTGCTGGCAACCTTGTAACTGTTGGTTCAACCGCAGCGGCACAACGAACGCTGACTAAAGGAAGTGCGTGGACGCTTGCCAACAGTACAGATGGTGGAAACAATACGGGTCTAACCTTTGGCGCTACTGGCAACAATTCTTACTTGAGTGTCAGTTACATTAATGGCGTTGTGTTAGCAACTGCAACTGGAAATATGTTTTTAATGTTTTAAGGAAAATCATGGCACTTATTAAATCTATTGATACTGAATTTGGCATTCCTGCAACGTACTGGAACATTGGAGCCGTGCAAGAAGACTTCAAAGGCAAAGGCACGGAAGTCACGTTCTATGGCTACGCTTCTCAAGAAGCCCGTGAAGCTGGCAAACAACCTCTAAGCGCAGGTAAGGTGCAGATTGCTGGTGATGAATACGTTGCTGGTGCAGATCGTGCCGCCTTGTATTCCATCATCAAACAAAAGCCCGAATTTGATGGCGCTACAGACGCATAAGGTTTAATATGGCAGACTACACTCGGCTTCGCACTCCGTTCGTAAATATGTCGTTTACGCCTGATGTGCCATCTAATGCACTTGGGCCAAACGAATACAACAGCGGACGCAATGTGGAAGCCGATGTTCGTGGCATCAAAAAGATTGGCGGTGAGCAAGCCATTCTTTCTACCATTCCTGGTAATGTTGTATTTATGGATGGCGGTTTTCGAGGTACATCCACTTGGACTTACATTGTTGCTACAAGAGAAGGTAAATGGTATGCAGTAACTGCTTCTGGCATTACCAACATTACCCCAGGCGTTGGAGCAAATCCAAACGTATCTTTGTCTGGTTATTCTGACAACATTAACATCACCACTTCTTGGGTAGGCAACGTCTTTTTTATTAATGACACATTGCGTAATCCAATGTATTTCTTGTCAACTGCAACCGAAATTGCATTGACTCCCGATTCACAATGGAATTACACACCTGGCTCTAATGCCACCCGTGCTGGTTTTGTTCGCAACTTTTGTTCTCCCAATGTCGGCAACATCTTGATTGCTGGCAACATTACGCAGGATTTGTCCACAGGAATTACTGCCAACTACCCAACAACTGTTCGTTGGTCACAAGCGTTTGCTAATACCGGCATTCCTGGAACTTGGGTTCCCACTTTGACCAACGTAGCCAATGAACAGGAAATTCCTGTCCGTGGGCCTATTGTTGACGGCTTTTTCTTAGGTGCTAACTTTTACGTTTGTTCCTATTGGGATACAGTAATCTTTTCCCCTATTGCTTACACAAACAGCACCGCTCCTGTTTTTGGCGTTCGTTTGTTCAATCAAGGTCGTGGATTGATTAACAACAATTGCTGGACAAATACTGACCAGTACGTCTACGGCATAGATAGCCGAGACATTTGGGTGTTTGATGGATCTGCTTTTAACCCATTGGGCAATCAAAAAGTTCGTGATTACTTCTTTGCCAATTTGAGTCAAACGTACTCTGACCGCATCTTTGTGGTAAACAACACACAGAAAAATCAAATTGAAGTCTACTATCCCGACTTGAACTCTACCGGCTGGTGCAACAAGATGTTATCTTGGCGTTATGACCTGCAAGTATGGAATGCTCCAAAGGACATTACCAATGCTACGGATGCTTGCGAAGCTCCAAAATATATAGGTTCTGACTTTCAGTTTGCTTCTCGTACTGTTGTATACGCACAAGGCAGCACTCCAAACTCGCAACTGATTCAGACCAACATTGGCAGCTCGTTTATCAACAATGCTCCTATTCCTGCATTGTTTGAACGTACAAACATTAACTTGCAAACAGATAAAGGCCCTGTTCCGTATTCGGCAAAAGTGTATGTCCATCGTGTGTTGCCGGAAATTGCTGGAACTGGCGCAATCAACATTACTGTTGGTGGTGCAAGTTCTACGGCTCAAACCCCTGTTTATGGTCAAACAGGACAAGCTAATATCGTTACCGATAACCCTTGGGTTACAACGCAACAAAATAATGTACGCACAGTTTCTGTTAAAGTTGAATCAAACGATGCAACAGACACTTGGAATCTGACCGCATTGAACTGGCAAGCCAACATTGTTGAGGATGCGTTCTAATGCCATTCGCTCTTGATTCAAATCCGTCATTAGATGAAATTGCAGGGGCAATTAACTACATTCTTGGAAACTTGAATGTAGGTGTCCCCATTCAATCTCAACCTGTTTCTAATGATCCAAATACTGGATTTATTTCAAACACCATTGGCGACATTATTCAGTACCAATATCGGTACTTGGATATTAAATATGCCGACAATCCAGCAGGGTTAAACTTTTCCGATAACCCTTACGGACGTCTGTATTTTGGTATACGCAATTCAGACACGGTAGTAGAAAGCATAAATCCAGCAGATTATGTATGGATAGCTGTTACTGGTGGCTTTGGTGTAAGTAATGTATTGTGGATTACTACCCCTGGTGGGCGTCATGCTGCATTTGCAGTATCTCAAGAAGCTCCTGACCAAAATCAAAATTGGCGCGTTGTTCCTATTCGCTCTGTTGACTTGGACAATCCTTTTGCCGTATTTAACCAATACATGGTTATTCGGTATGCCACAAATTCAGTAGGTGCAGGATTTACTTCCAATCCATCTGGAGCAACGTTTTACGGCATATACACAAGTACAGATGGTTCCGTATCTACAGATCCAACAGATTATGAATGGTCGCCTTTTGCATTTGATACAACCTATAAGTTGTATTACAGATGCTTTGGTGGTCGCAATATTGATTTGCTTCCATCTACTTATAAGCCTGTTGGTTACATTGCCTACAACAATGACGTTCTAAATCTTGATGTATCTACATTGGGTACAACAGATGCAATTGGCATTATTTCAGAAACACCGTTAATTGTTCAGTCTCCATATCGTTATTTTTTGGTTCGATATGCTTCCAGCATTACCGGAACGGGAATAACTTCAGACCCAACTGGTAAAACATTTTATGGATTGCAATCTTCCGATGTTCTTACATTGGACAACAATCCAGCAGACTATATGTGGTTTCCTGCTGGTGGAACATTTCTTACTGAGGTAAATCTTTGGTCAAGAACTGCTAGTGGAAATACTGTTCAACTTAGCTTGACTTTGGATGCTCCGGATACGTCTGGCTGGCAAAATATTACTCAATATACCGATGTTCTTGACCCTTACATTGATGTGTATTCAAGAACAGGTAATGTTGTAACTAATCTTACTAGCCCTGCTGATGGACGTTTAGCTTATTCTTCTTTAGGCAACAACGGCATTATCAACATTAACCTTGATACATACGGTCAAGGAAAGAATACTGGTGGGTTCAACATTAACCCATTAACAACAGCATCTATTTCTGTTGATTCTTTTGGTCGTGTTTATCAAACAGGTGCATTAGACCAAGTGCGGTTTAGTTCTATGTTGACTCATGCAACAGCAGGACAAACAGCGTTTTCTTTTTCTAATGCCCAACCAGATCAAATTCTTGTTTTTAAAAATGGCGCTTTCTTAAAGCCAGGTACTGATTACACACGAACATCTACAACCATTACGTTTGCTAGTGCTTGTGCATTAAACGATGTGATTGCAATATATTACATTCGTTTGATTGATGGCACTACTTCTGCCGACAAAGTTCCGTTTGTAAACTCAAGCGTTACGCTTAGTTATGGACAAACAGTTATTCCATCTACTTATTCAGATGGTTCAGAACTATTGTTTATCAATGGAGTTTTGGTTGTTGATAGTGATTACTCTTATTACGGAACCAACCAAGGTTACGTTTTAACTAATCCTTCTGTTGGCGGTAATCTAGACATAGTTTCTTTCTCGTTCAATAACTCTAACGTATTGATATTTGCAGAAAACTACACAGAAACTAATGCTGGTTCTACCAACGTAGTGTTTTCTACGCCATTTTTTAGGAATTCGCATTTGATGTGGTTCAATGGTGCTTTGTTAAGGCCAGGGACAGACTACACAATGCCTGGCTCTAGCTCCACAACTTATAATTACACAATTATTGGTGCGCTTAGTTACAGCGGTCAGCCATCACAATATTGCTCTTTTAATAGTGCTGGTGAAGCGTCTGTTTCATCTGTCAGTTCTGCCGGTGTATTGGGTTACGACATTCCTATTGAAATCGAACAACCTGAGACAATCCAGCAAATGTTTACTAAAATGCAAAAGCAAATCAACAGTTTAAAAAAACAAATCAAACAGATTAAGGCCGAAAAATGACGCAAGCAATGAATTTGGCAAATTTTGCCAATAGTTTAGATACTTCCGGTGGAGTAAATCCTTCTGTTCTTAATGCGGCAGTCCCTATTTCCAAAGGTGGTACAGGAGCAACTACTGCTGCTAATGCTGCTGCTAATTTAATTGTTGAAATTGGAAAACTAATTTTTCCAGTTGGGTCAATTTATACAAATGCTAGTGTAAGCACCAATCCCGCCACTCTTCTTGGTTTTGGAACTTGGGTAGCATTTGGTACTGGTCAAGTTGCAGTTGGCATTAACTCAAGCGATACCTCGTTTAACACGCTTGGTCAAACTGGTGGTAGCAAAGATGCCGTTATACCAAGCCATACTCATACGGCTTCTTCTACCTCTACCGTTACCGACCCAGGTCATAAACATCAATTTTATCAAAAAGTTGGAAGTGGTTATTTACCTTCTGCTGCTGGCAATGAAACCAATGGCTCTCTTTACGATACAACAACATCAACAACAGGTATTTCAGTAGCTACATCAACTACTGTTACATCTACTGGTGTTTCACCAACTAACAATAATTTGCAGCCTTATGTTGTGGTTGCTATGTGGAAACGTACTGCTTAAAGGATAAATCATGGGCGCACCTACACCATCAATGCCGCAAAACCCCACTAATCAGCCAATGCAACAATCCCAAATAAGTGGCAAAGGTTCTGGTAAAGGGGGGATGCCTCAATCTGCACCCCAATCTTTTGATAAATATAATTCCCCAAAAGTTTCTGCTGTTGATGTGGCTAATATGGCTAATTCCGGTCAACAAACATTAAATCAAACTGGTTCTGGTAAAGGAACAAGTTCTCCTAATCCCAACCAATTGACTCCTGATGGCGGGAACATGACTCTAAGTTCCACTTCTGGTCAACCTCAAACAGGTCAACCAAATCCCTATGCCAATACTACTGGTTCGTGGGATAATTCACAGCAATCACAATCCGCTCCTCAAAGTGCCATTCAAACAATAGGTGCAGGATTAAGCAATATTGGTACAAAAATGAATGGCAAGGGTAATGGTGCTGGTAACGTATTTACTTCTGCTGGGCAAGATTTTCAAGCCCACGGTGGAAAAACAGGGAGATAATCATGGGCGGCGGTAAATCATCAGGAAATCAATCAACGCAAGTTCAAATGACTCCAGAGCAACAAGAGTTGCTCAGAACTCAAACGGACTTTTTGAAAAACACGGCTCTTCCTGCTTACCAAAAAACAATTGGCGGGGCTGGTAATGTATATAACCAAGCTGCTCCTAATGTTGCTGGTGCTGCTCAAACAGCATCAGATGTTGCCGCTCAAACTGGTGCATTGCAAGCCGGTACAGGTGCCGCTTCTTTGGCTGGTGGAACTGCTGGCCTTGCATCCTTGTTTAACCCTCAATACGAACAACAGCAAGTAGATGCCGCATTGCAAGCAGGTCGCGAGACTTCCCGCGAGGCTTTGGCTGGTCAAAACGCAATGTATGGTGCTGCTGGCGGCCTTGGATCTGCTCGTCAAGCATTGGCTGACACAAACCTTGCAAGCCTGAACGAACAACGTCAAGCAACCGCTGCTGCTGCTGCCCGTGCTGGCGTACAAGCTAATAAAGCGGCTGCTGCTGGCGCATTGATTAACGCTGGTCAATCTAGTCTTAATTCCGCAAATCAAGCCGCTGCTGCTCGTATTGGCTACGCTGGTGCGCCTCAAGACGCTTATGCTAAATATGCTTCGATTATTTTTGGGACGCCACAAGCATCTACTACTCCTAACTTTGCTGGAACTCAAGGTTCTAGTAGCCAAGGCTCTAGTAAAGGCGCTGGATTCCAATTCAAATAAAGGAATAAATTATGGCTTCTCCTTTTGCCAATGCTGGATTGAGTAATTTTGGAAATGAATCCAAATATTATTCCACTCCAACAGAAATGCCAGGATGGATGCAAGGCATTAAAGATGTTGGTATTGTTGCTTTGAAAAATGCAATCGGAATTCCTCCATCGTCTAGCCCTTCTGGAAAACCTGTTGCGCCTGTTACTCAAATTGCTCCTATTGGCGCAGCTCCAAATACAACAGCAATTCCTATTACACAAGATAATTTGGTTCATCCAGAAGTAGAATTGTCGGCACAAACTAACCCATTTCTTCCCCAATAATTATGGCTACTACTCCTAACTCTTCTGTTGCGCCTCCTCCTTTGAAGCCATTGGATGTAGTTGAGGACAATTTTCCAAAAATGGGGCCTGGTGTTGTAGCGCCTGATCCTTTGCCTTCAACTGTTGCTCCTGCCGATTTGTTTGATACGGCAAAATCACAAGCAATGGCAAATGGCGATCCTAAACCATTGTTGAAACTTGCTGGCAATACGGACGATCCAGTTGCTCAAACATCTGCACTTCATGTTGCCAAAAATGTTGCAGCAGGAACTGAACAATGGAATAACTTAACATCAAAAATTGATAAAGCTGGTGGAGTAACTACGCCTCAAGGTCGAGTTGAGTTTCAAAACCAATGGCGTAACAACGATAACAATCCGCAATACATCAATGCTCTTTTGCAATACGCAATTGGCAACAAAGAAGCTGGGCGTAGTTTGCTTAGTGGTGGCAAACAAACCACCAAGATTACTTACGATCAAAATTCAGGCCAGCCTTTGCAATACAAGGTTGATGAGAATGGAGATATTCATGGTGCTTATGATGGCCAACGTGAAATTTCGCCTGATGAATTTTATAAGCGCACTAAATTTGCAAATGGTCTAGAACAAACATTTGGCTATTTGAATGACAAAGCCAATGCAGAAGCAAATGCACAGCAAACTATTGCTACAACTAAAAATGCAAACATTGCTGCATCTGCTGCCCCTGCAATGGCTACTCTTTACCAGCAACTTGGTGATTCTTTGACTGGCCTTAAAGATTTGCCACCTGATGTGCAATCCAAAATTTTGCAATTTACCAGCAGTTCTGTAGGCACTTCACAAACTCGCAGCCAAGCACTTGCCGCATTGGAACAAGGCATTAAAAGTGGATCTATCAAAGAAGGAAGCCAGATTGATTCCAAACTTACTGCCGGTTTAGGCGCAGAAGGTGTTGCTACATTGGGTGCTGGTGGCACTCTTAATTTTAGTGATGGCACTACCAAATCAATAAACCAATTAAAACAAGAGCAAAGTAGCAGCAATAGCAGCGCATCTATTGAAAACAAATTTAACCAAACTCAAAAAGATTTGGCTGCTTATCTAAAAACAAGTTCTTTGGCAAAAGACAATCCTGAAGGCGTATTGAAACTTCAAAGTGCTTTGGAAACTGCAAAACAAATTGCTCTTAAAGAAGCAACTTTGCCCCAAAATACTTTTAACATTCCTACTGCTGGATTTGGTGTTACCGATCCTTATGCTCGTGGTCGTGTTCAAGCCGCACAAGGTAAATTTAATGCAGATGTAAATATTGCATTTAATGATTTTGTAAATCAACAGCTTAAAAATTATCCAGCAGGACAGTCTCCTCGCCCTGGTGAACTTGAAGCGGCATTTACTAAGCAACCTGTATATCAAGGACTGCTTAACGATTACAAAGCAACGGCTAATGCAATCTTGAAAGAGTCGCCAAATTACGCCGCTTCTGTTGATACAAAAAACACAGGCGTTACTCTTCCTGCTACTGGAGTTTCTCCTCCACCGGCTGCTGTTAATAAACCTGCTGTTCAAGGCTCTGCCAAACCCAAACGTTCTTTGGCCGATATTTATAACGCTGTAAGGTAACAAAAATGGATGCTAAAGAAAAAGCCTTTAGAGATGCTGCAAAAGCAGAAGGATATACCGATGAGCAAATTGATTCTCATCTAGCATCATTGGCAAAACCTGCAACAGAACCTGTTCTTCCTGCAAGCAACAACTATGAGGATTTTGTTAGCAAAGAAATGCCTCAAGCCCGTACTGCTGTTTCTCGAATGAAAGAATCGGCATCAGATACTGGTTCTATTGTTCCTTACGCTATTGGGGCTGGTGGTGCTGCTGCTGTTGGTGCTGCTGCTGCTGGCGGTAAAAAGTTATACGACACCCTTACCAACAAAATGCAAGATTCTGCAAAAACAGAATCACCTAAAGCTGCATCTACTCCATTGCAGGAACCTACATTTGATTGGCAAAACTTTACGCCAAAAGATGTAATGGGAGATAACACGCCAGCAACACCTGCGGCACAACCAGAAGCAGCACAGAAACCAACTATTGCTGATCTACAGCAAAAACTTGGAATGAGTCCTGCTGCTCCTGCTGCGACTGCCGCTCCTGTTGAGCCGGTTGCTCCTGTTGCACCTGTTTCTGCTGCTCAAACTCCAGCAGAAGTTGTAACCAATCCTGTTGCAACTCCTGTTGAAAAAGCTGTTACGTTGATGGAAGAAGCACCGACTGCTGTTCCACCCCCTAAAGCCCCTCGTGCAGAACGTGGTTCGTTGGCTACTATTGCCAACAATCCTGCGCCTGTTGAGGGTATGCCAGGAATGCGTGAAAACTACACCAAACCAAAGGGCATTAACCCTGTTACTGGAGAACCATTTATTGGTTCAGGTGGTTATAGCTGGCTTTACAACCAACTTGGGCCAGAAAGAGCGCCTATTGCTTATGAAGAGCAATATGGAAAAAGAAATGTGCCTCATGCTCAAGTTCAAGCCGATTATTCTGCAACTCGTTACCCACCAACCGCAGTAACTGTTGAAGGACAATCCGGTGGCGCTTTTGGTAAGCCGAAATACATTCCTGAATACATCAAAGGGAATGCTTCCATTGGCGGTATGGCTGCTGCTGGTCTAAATGCTTTGGGCGTTGCTGGACTTATTTCCGACTTCAAAGAAGCAAAGAAAACTGGCGATTGGTCTAATTTTGGATTGAATGCTACAGGTCAAGTTCTTGCTAACGTAATTCCAAAAGCAGCACTTCCTGCTCAACTCGCAACCTTTTCTAAAGAACTTGGCGAAAGCCCAGAAGAATTAAAAGCATTGGGTAAGAAACTACAAGATGCACAACAAGCGTCTAAAATAGGTGCTGGTCGTGGTATGCAAGGTGTTCCCCCTCCTACTCGGTAACAATCATGGAAACTCAACAAATCATTGATGCGGTTTTAGGTGCTGGTCTTTCCGTGATGGGCTGGTTTGCCCGTGAAATGTGGTCTGCTGTCAAAGAACTGAAATCAGACCTGTCTAAACTGCGTGAAGACCTACCATCAACGTATATTACCAAGGACGATTACCGTTCCGATATGCGTGACATCAAAGATATGTTGAACAAGATATTTGACAAGCTAGACGGCAAGCAAGACAAATGATTGACCCAATTACCCTCATTGCGACTGCAAGAGCCACAATAGCAGGGGTAAAGCAAGCCATTGCGCTTGGCAAAGATGCATCCGAACTATTTCACCAATTCTTTGATGCCAAAGATGCGGTGATGAAAGAGAAGGCTAATCCGACCAAGAAGCCTTTCCAATCTGTTAACTCTCAAGCAATGCAGTTCATCCAGCTTGCAGAGGAAATGCAACAGATAGAAGAAGAAATCAAAATGTCCTTTATGCGTCGAGGCAAGACTAACTTGTGGATGGACTTCCTGCGTGAAAGGAACCGAATCGTGGCTGAAAACAAAGCAAATGAAATTGCGTCTGAAAAAGCAAAAGCCAAACGCAAAAAAGAAATTGAACAGACTGTAGAAATGGTCTTGTTGGTTGTTGCCGTTTGTTTAATTGTGACCCTTGGCATTTGGGGAACGATGGAATACATTGACTTTATGAGGAAATGATATGTTGTTAGATTCAATTCTTGGTATTGGTAACAAGTTAATCGACAAACTTATTCCTGACCCCGCACAGCGTGAGGCTGCACAAATTCAACTTGCTACTCTTGCCCAGAATGGTGAATTGGCAAAGATGGCAAACGAAACCGATATTTACAAAACTGAACAAAACAATGTTACAGACCGTTGGAAATCTGATGACCAAGCTGATAGTTGGCTTGCTAAAAACATTCGCCCTCTGTCTCTGGTTGCTATTTTTGTTGGCTACTTTTTGTTTGCTCTCATGTCTGCTTTTGGTTACAACGCCAATGAAGGTTATGTCAATCTTTTGGGACAATGGGGAATGCTCATCATGTCGGCCTACTTCGGTGGCAAAACGCTCGAAAACATCATTGCAATGAAGACCAAATGAAACAAAACTTTGAAACTGCACTAGCCCATGTATTGAAAAGCGAAGGGGGTTACGTTAATAATCCCAAAGACCCTGGGGGGCGCACTAACTTAGGCTGTACCCAAGCAACTTGGGAAGAGTTTGTTGGTCATCCCGTATCAGAAGCCGATATGCGAGCCTTGACACCCGAATCTGTTGCACCGTTGTACAAGCGTAAGTATTGGGACAAAGTGTCTGGTGACCAACTCCCCGCTGGCCTTGATTACGCTGTCTTTGATGCCGCCATCAATAGTGGCCCAGGTCGTGCAGCAAAGTGGCTACAAGAGGTTGTAGGCGTTGAAGCTGATGGTGTTATTGGATACAAAACAATCATTGCATTGCAAGAAACACCACTTGCAAGAATCATTGCTCAGTACAACGACAAGCGGCTCCAGTTTCTAGAAAGCCTTCCTACCTTCGCTACTTTTGGCAAAGGCTGGTCAAATCGTGTCTCTTCTGTACAAACAATATCATCTTCCATGTTGACGTAACAGTTTTGTGGTACGTTCGAAAAGTTTCAACAACGGGGTAATGCAATGAATACGACTGATGCTGAATTTATTGAACTTTGGAAGACCCATAAGTCACCTTCAAAGATGGCTAAAGTAATGGGTACAAACCTTCGTAACGTCTATCGTCGTAGAGATAAATTAGCAGAGAAGTACAACATGAACTTGGAAACTCACCAAGAAGTTAAAACTTGGGCTCCCCCTGCTCCAAAATCAGAACTTGGAATTGAAAATGGAACAATTATTGTTTTTTCTGACGCTCATTTCTGGCCTGGGATACGGACTACTGCTTTTCAAGGCTTATTGTGGGCGATTGAAAAACTACAACCGAAAGCAATTGTTTGCAATGGGGACGCTTTTGATGGTGCATCTGTATCTCGCCATCCACCTTTGGGTTGGGCTAGAACTCCGAGTCTGATTGAAGAACTTCATACCTGCCAAGAGATGCTCGGTGAAGTATCCGAACTGGCTAAAAAGGTTCGCCATAACACCAAACTGATTTGGACTATGGGTAACCATGATTCTCGGTTCGAGATGCGTCTAGCAGCCAATGCACCTCAATATGTAAATACACCTGGCTTTAAGCTGTCAGACCACTTCACCGACTGGCAGTTCTGTATGCTTACTTGGGCAACCAATGACCTAATCATCAAGCACCGTTACAAAGGCGGCATCCACGCTACCCACAACAACACAGTAGGAGCTGGTAAAAGCATCGTAACGGGTCATTTGCACAGCCTAAAGGTCACACCCTTTGCAGACTACAACGGAAATCGTTTCGGCGTTGATACAGGCACTCTTGCAGAGCCTTATGGCCCTCAGTTTGAATACGGTGAAGGCAACCCATTGAACCATCGCTCCGGCTTTGCCGTACTAACAATCAAGGATGGCAAGCTGCTTTGGCCTGAACTTGTCCATAAATGGGACGATGGACAGATTGAGTTTCGTGGTGAAGTGATTGATGTAAGTGGTCTTTAAAGAACAAAAAAGCCGCTATACATTACATATAGCAGCCTTTTGTTCCCGTGAGGGCAGAAGAAGGATGTTGCTAAGAACATCCCCGTGTTGGGTAGGATTATACCCAAATTAGGCTTCTTCAGCCTCTTCGTCTTCAGCCTCTTCTTCTACGAGCAGCCACTCGCCGGACTCTTCGTCCAGCCAGTACCAAACATCGTATTCGGCATCGTACCAGCAGAAGCACTCAGCATCTTCGTCATAGACGTACTCTTCGCCTTCGGCAAACAAGTGGTCAATGTCTTCAGAGATTTCGATTTCTTCTTCAAAATCTTCGTCTTCATCAACAATATCCATGTTGCCAAGCATCTGTGCAATTTCTGCAAGATGGAAAATAGATTCGGTAGAAAACTCAAAATAACCGGCTTCAGCCAAATCAACAGAAACAGTAAACAGCATAATGTTCTCCAAAGTTTAACCACAGCAACCCGCTGTAATGCCATCTTACACACTTTTTAAGACTACTTTGTAACCATCTTTGTGTTCCAAAATAGCACCTTTGCGTAACTCTGACATGGCAAACTTTAGATCATTTCTAAGTTCTTCTATTGCTTCTTGCTGCTCTTGCATACGGATATAAGCCTCTACAGCAAAGTCTGCCAGGTTCTTATTGCTCCATGCAGCAAAGTTAGGTAAGTCGTTCTGAACCATCCATTTCCTCCATTGCTCTTCGTAGATAAATCGCAGAATCCAAAGATTCCTCATAAGCGTGTTGCAACCATTGCCTCAATGTTAGTGGGTTTTCTGACACAGTAGTGCCGTACTTTTTGATTCCCATTGCTTGCCTCATGGCAATGTCATTACAGACTTTTAGTTCGGTTCCTATTGGCATCATCATTTGCGTTTCCTTTCGGGTTTTGGACAATTTTCTGGTGGAATTAATACGCACCAAACAGCAGCGTATTTGTTGTAAGAAAACACCCAACGATCAATGTAAGCATCCACCATAGCTTTCAAAGATGTTCGGATGTTGTCTGTTCTTGTTCCTAAAATTTCATGTAGTTGGGCAATCGTCAATCCATCTTGATGTTCACGCAAAATCTTACGAACATTTCGTTGATTCTGTTGTTTCATTTTTTAGATCTATCAGGCTTTGGGCAATTTTCGGGAGGGACTACTACACACCAAACTGCGCTCAAATACTTTTGAGTTCCACGAGTTTGCCAGCGGTCAATATAAGCATCTGGCATTGATTTCAATACAGACCTCATTCGACCTTCAGGTGCATTAATAAGTTGGTGCAATTGAGTGCTAGTAAGACCATCTGGATGCGCTCTAAGTGCTGCTCGTACTTCTTTGTTGTAGCTATACATTGTCTCCCCTTGCTCGGATTGCTTCTGCAAGCCAATGCGCTGCGTATCGTTCTTCTGCAAATAGGTTTTCTTTTGCCTTATGTGCGTCACACACCTTCGCACAAGCCTCACGC